GGCTAACCTAATGAGACAAGGTGTTACAATGGGAGTTTCATCAAGAGGTGTTGGTTCCTTGAAAAAAGTTGGCGAAAGAAATGAAGTTCAAGATGACTTTGAATTAATTTGTTTTGATTTAGTATCCTCACCCTCAACACCCGGTGCTTATCTTTTCTCAGATGTAAATGAAAGAGAAAAATATGAAGAAAATCTTGAAGAAGAAAAGAAAGTTTCTCAACCGGAAAAGAATTTAGACAAGTCTATTGATTTGATGAAAAAACTTACCGATTTTTTAGGTAAATAAAAATTAAAATTATGGACGAAAAGTATTTTGTTGCTAAAATCACCTATGACCTTCCTGATGAAAACTCTGGTAAAATTAAAAAAATTAGAGAAGAGAAATTAGTTAAAGGTTTTTCAGTAACTGATGTTGAAGCAAAAGTTACAAAAAAATATGAAGGGTTTTCTCACGATTGGAGAATAACCTCAGTTTCCGAGAGTAAAATCGATGAAGTAATTGATTAAAAGTTAAAGTGGTCTAAATGACCACTTTTTTTATTTTATGAAACTATTTATAATAAAATAATTAACATGATTTTTATTATAACTTATAAAGACCAAACTTCTACAACTTTAAGTGCTGATACATGGTCTGATGCTTCATCATACGCAGAAAACAATGGAAAAGAAATTTCTGTTATACAATCTCAAAATAATTTCCAAATAGTTCTAAATGCAATAAATTCTGACACTTGTTATTTCATTGTCATGAAAGATAATACTACACAATCACTTTTCAGATATATTGTTTATGAAACAAATTTCCAATCATTATTAAATTGGATATCAGCACAAACAGATAAAGTGGTTACTAACATACAATTGATTCAAAGAAATTACGTTTCATTATAAGAGAAATAATACTTTTTTCTTATTTGACACTATTTATATGTTAAATTAAACAATTTTTCTATGCAAGAAAATAAAGACGTAGTACAAGAGGCACTCATTCGAATGAAACAAGTCGAAGATGTAATTGCCGAAAATGCAAAAGGAATACTTGCTTCAACTATGAAGGAAGAAATCAATCAATTAGTAAAAGAATCTCTATCTGAACAAGATGATGACGAGGTTGAATTAGATGTAGACATGGACGATGACACTGAAGAGGTGGATATGGACATGGATACTGATAACGAAGACGAAGTCGAGATGGATATGGACTTAGACATGACTGACATGGATTCAGAGTCTCCTATTGATTTGACAAATGCTTCTGACGAAGAAATTCTAAAAGTTTTTAAAGCTATGGGTGAAGAAGATGGTATTATTGTAAAGAAGGATGGCGAAGACATTCATCTTACCGATAACAATTCTGACAACGAATACTTAGTAAAACTTGGTGAATCTATGGAAGAAGAAATGGACGAACAAGAAGAGGAAATGGATGAGCAAGAAGAAGAAATGGACGAATCATCACATTATGGTGGTAACAAAGGTGACATTTCTAAATCTCGTAAAGACTACATGGAAGAAGACGAAGATGTAGATGCAGTTATTGAAAAGTTATTCTCATCTGATTCAGATGACAGCGAAGGCATGGATGTTGACGTTGAAGATGAAGAGATTATGTATGAAATCGAATTTGACGAACAAGACGATGAGGACATGGAAATGGACGACGACATGGATAATGTTGACGAAATGGAAATGGACGAGCAAGAAGAAGAAATGGACGAGCAAAATTGGGAAGAAAGCTTAGATGAGGCTTACAGTCACAAAAAAGCACCAGGAATTACAGGAAACGGACCTAAGTTCTCTTATAACAAATCTGCTAAAGGTGGATTTAAAGAAGATAAGAAAGTAGGACCTAAATCTGTAGGAACTGGTAAAGCTAAGTTTGAATACAAGAAAGGCGCGAACATGGAAGGAAAGTCTAAAGTAGTTAAAGCTGAAACAAAAGAAGGTAAATTCGGAGGCAACAAAGGAGACGATTCTCGTTCTAAAAGAGACTACGAACAAAAGTTTGGTGGCAACAAAGGTGACAAATCTAAAACTCATAGTGGAAAAGATTATGAGAAGACTGAAACTAAAGAAGCTGCAAGAACTTATGGTATGGGTTCTAAAGAAGGAAGAGGTCTTAGAAAAGGCATCACTAATAACAGAAACTATGTTTATGGTAAAAATGGTGTAAAAGTTGAATCTCTTGAATCAGAAGTTAGTATGTTGAGAGAAAAGAACGAAGAGTATAGAAAAGCATTAAATGTATTTAGAGAGAAATTAAATGAAGTAGCAATCTTCAACTCTAATTTAGCATATGCAACTAGACTTTTCACTGAACATTCAACAACTAAAAAAGAAAAAATAAATATCCTGAGAAGATTTGACGGAGTTGAAACACTTAAAGAGTCTAAAAACCTCTATAAGTCTATCAAAGACGAATTAGGTCAGGTTGATACAAAATCAATTAACGAATCAGTTGGAAATAAAATAAACAATACAGTTTCAACAGGTTCATCTACAACATTGATTGAATCAAAAACGTATGAAAATCCACAATTCTTAAGAATGAAGGATTTGATGACAAAAATTAAATAAACAAAATAAAACAAAACAAATATTTTAAAATGGGAGCATTATTAGAATCAGGTCTTGTTGGTAATATCGGTCTTAAGCACCTTAAAGTTATCAAAGAAGACACAATCGGAAAATGGGACAAATTAGGATTCTTAGAGGGTCTTAAAGGTCACATGAGAGAGAACGTAGCTCAACTTTACGAAAACCAAGCGTCATACCTTATTAACGAAGCTTCAACAACTTCAGATACAGGTGCTTTCGAAACTGTGGTTTTCCCTATCGTTAGAAGAGTTTTCTCTAAATTATTAGCAAACGATATCGTATCAGTACAAGCTATGAACTTACCAATCGGTAAATTGTTCTACTTCGTACCTAACATCCAAAACTACGAAACAGGTGGTGACTATAATTCAAATGAGGGAACTCATTACAAACCTTATGGAGCACCAGAGGGACCTTTATCTCCAAACGCTGGATATAACTACAACACAGGTAGAACATTGTATGACAAGTTCTATGAGGGTGAAGAACCAGCATTAGACCCACCAGGTTTATATGACTATTCTAAAGGTTCATTCTCTGCAGTAACAGGTGATGCTGTAACTGCGGTTTGGAACAATGTTACATTGAACCTTGACCCATCGGGTTACACAGAATCTAATTATAGAAAAGTGTTAATTATCATGTCAGGTTTTGCATCTGATGGTGCTGGTAAATTAATCGGTCCTGATGGTCAACCAATCGATAACGAATCATTCTTATCTGATTTAACTATTTACGGACGAACTGCAGGAGATGCTAACCCAACAACTGCGGGTGGTGGTCCTTATTTATTTAGAGTTGTAACTCAAAGATATGGTAAAGGTATTGTTCAATACGGTAATAACAACTCAACATTAGTATTCCCTACATCAAAAACAGGTGGTGGTCAATATGACAACATTTGTGATGTTGAAGGACAAATCTATCTTGAAATAGATTTACAAGTTCCTGCATGTATTTCTTGCGGCGGTTCAATCGACGGTTACACAGGTTCAACGTTCTCTTCTACAACACAAGTAAACCAAGCGTTTACACCTGTTTATAGAATTTACAAGAACTTGGAATTCGAAGATAGAATTGGTGAAGTTTCTTTCGATTTACAATCTGTAACAGTTTCTGTAACTGAAAGAAAATTAAGAGCACAATGGTCTCCAGAAATGGCACAAGACGTTGCGGCATTCCACAACATCGATGCTGAAGCTGAATTAACAGCTTTATTATCTGAGCAAGTTGCGGCTGAAATCGATAGAGAAATCTTGAGAGACCTTAGAAAAGGTGCGGCTTGGAACTTAAGATGGGATTACAACGGTTGGAAGAGATTAGGAACTAACGCAGTTCCTTACACTCAAAAAGACTGGAACCAAACGCTTATCACAGCAATCAACCAAGTTTCTGCTCAAATCCATAAGTCTACTTTAAGAGGTGGTGCTAACTGGATTGTTGTTTCTTCTGAAATCAGTGCAATTTTTGATGATTTGGAATATTTCCACGTATCAAACGCAGCTCCTGAACAAGACCAATACAACATGGGTATTGAAAGAGTTGGTACTTTAGCTGGTAGATATCAAGTGTATAGAGACCCTTACTTCCCACCAAACCAAGTGTTATTGGGACACAAAGGAACGTCTTTACTTGACACAGGTTACATCTACGCACCATACGTTCCATTACAACTTACACCTACAATGTACAATCCGTTCAACTTCACTCCAATCAAAGGTATCATGACTAGATACGCTAAGAAGATGGTGAACAACAGATTCTACGGTAGAATCACAGTTGATGGCGTAAGAACATTCGACTTAAAAGAATTGAGATAATCTATTCTTTGACGATACAAAAAAGGTCCCCAAAAGGGACCTTTTTTTATGCCCGATATATTTATTAACATGATAAAGCAAACATGGAATATTAGTAGTGAAGAAAAATATAGAATATTAAATCTTCATGAATCTGCAACAAAAAAATTATATCTTATAGGAGAACAAAATAATGAATTGGGAATACAAAAAAATATTCCAAAAAACGTTAGTTTTGGTTTTCCATTAAAATCTGTGAATAAACCAGATGGATTAGACGCTCGCACTGACGATAATGGTAATGTTTATGTACAATGGGAAAATGAATGGCATAATATTCCAACAATACAAGACATCGGATTACCAAAATTTTGGCCTAATGATAATTATGCTTTAGATGGAGTTGATGAATGGGAGTGGATTAATACATTTAATAGATATATTAATAAAGGT